TCATTGATACTAAGCAAAGATTCACTCATTTCACTTCCCATTTGATTATTTCGAATGTTCCATTATGATGCTCTACTAATGCTGTGCATGACTCAACCCAATCACCGCAGTTCATATATCTAATGTCGTCAATATCACGAATGTTTGCGTGATGAATGTGTCCGCAAATTATACCGTTCAAACCTTTGTTCTTCACGTATTTCGTCAAAGTTTCTTCGTAGTCTCCGATGAAGTTCACTGATTCCTTGACTTTATATTTCAGATATGAGGACAGAGACCAGTGGGATAGTCCGAGTAGATTTCTGATCTTGTTCAACATAACGCTCATGGAAATGCTAACATCATAAGCCCATGAACCTAAGTGTGCCAACCACTCCGCGTTTTTCATTACGATATCAAACTGATCGCCGTGTGTAACGAGATACAGCTTACCGTCAACTCCAAGATGAATCGCTTCATTAGTTATGATGACGTGACCAAACTCATTATCACAATAGTTTCTCATGACATCATCATGATTGCCAGGAATGTAGATTATCTCTGTTCCTTTTCGAGCCTTACGGAGTAACTTCTGCACTACGTCATTGTGAAACTGATTCCAAATGTTTTTCTTAGACATAGCCCAGCAGTCAACAATATCACCGACCAAATATATCTTCTCGCATTCAAACGTTTTCATGAAATCAAGCAGCTTATCCGCTTGACTCATCTTCGTGCCTAGATGTATATCTGAGATGAATACTGTTTTGTATGACTTCATCTAAAATCCTTATAGTCTTTTGTTGCGGATTTATTTCTGAACGTCACAGAAAAATAGTTACTAATGTACAACCAAGAAGTTTTTATGAGACCTTGCTCTTTAAGTCTTCTTGGGGAAGTTGTAGTTATCATTCTTGGGTTGAACACTATCTTACCAAGATGCTGAATACGTTTTGCAGTCATTGTATCTTCGCCGTAGAAAGCAATAGAAGTATCATAACCACCAACTTCATCCAAAGCAGATTTTCTAATTATAGCATTACCACCTTGTAAGAATACACCAATATGATCGTTGCTGATTTTTGCAAGAGCATAATAGAACTTCGTCATCATTCGTAAGCTAGAGCTGACATCCTCATATTCTAGAGGACCAGTAACAGCAACAACATTATCGTCAGATAATCCACTCAGTGCTTCCCATAGCCAAGCACTGGTTATCTTAGAATCAGCATCAATGTTGGCTATCAGACGACCTCGAGCAGCTTGATATCCAGCTTGTCTTGCAAAGACAACGCCTTTGCGAGTTTCTTTGATAACGAACGCTTGTTCTTTTTCAGCAATCTTTGCAGTCTTATCAGTGCAGTTGTTATCAACTACTATGATTTCGTATGGAACATACCATACGTTTTTTCTAATAGAACGAATGCAATCTTTGATATGCTTTTCTTCATTATAGCAGGGGATGATAAACGAAATCATTCGTCATCCTCTTCTAGCTCTTCGATAGTTTCTTCCTCAGCGTCTGCCCCACAAAAGGGGCAGAACTGAGGTGTTGCTTTCTTTCCACGCTTTTCATAGATGACTGTGTAGTCGTATTCTCCGCAAGGGCAGGTGATATCTTTTTCCACCATTGCTTAGATCTCGCATCCACCAGCAACGCAAGCAAGCTCCTGCGCTCCAGTTGTCGTATCAGTCTTTTCGTAATCCTTGAGCTTGCTCCAATCGATGCTCTTAGGCATCTTAGCAGCGAACTCTTCGTACTCTTCCTTCAAGCAATCTTGATAAGGAGCTTGCTTGTAGACGTGATCAGAAAACGGAAGGAATGAAACACCAGACATCTTGTCGAAGTGATTGTAAACCCACGCACCTACGTCGAGCCATTCGTGTTCCTTCACGGAGATAGTAACAGATGGCTTGTGTTCACACCAGTGATCCTGATATGTTACCCACAGTTCAAGCTGCTCGATAGCAGACATATCTGTGCGGAACACAGCATTCTCAGGAGCTTTCATTGGGAACGAGAACACATATACGTTGTTCGGACGCATTGCACAGTCTTCAACTGGAACACCAGCGTCGATCATCAATGCGGCCAGAGGATCTTTCTTATCCGCACGAACTGTTCTAATATAGTATGGATTATGGCGTGCATGAATACCAGAAGCAGCATCAGTAAGCTGGCTAACAGTACCAGAGGGCTTAACGCAAGTGACAGCAGCAGACTGTGGGATGCCAATATCCTTAGCGAACTTTTTGTTAGTCTCGACTGCGATAGCACGGAGTTCTTCGAGTCGCTCTGCGAGTCCTGGAGTTTTTCCATTGGTGAGATCATTATCCATAATTCCTGTCATTGAAACACCAAGCAGGCGTTCTTCTTCACAGTTCTTCTTCCACGATGATGAAAGATACTTAAAGTTCGTCAGAGTTGACTGCCACGTTCCAAGGATAGTTGCCCAGTAGACCTTTTCCTTGAGCGTTTCCATCGTGTCAGTTGCACGAATAACAACTTCTGACAAATTACAGAATTCCTTGTCACGAAGAATGATCTCAGAGCAAGGATTAGTTCCGAAGTCGTAGTTAGGATCGCGACGACCGTGCTTGGTTACAGTTGCCTTAGCAGATGCTCTGTTGAAGATACCACGCTCACCTGACTTTGATTCATAGAGCGACTTCCACTCTTCCATGAACAAGCCCATGTCAGGCTTTTCTTTATAGATGGCTGAGTTGTTAGCAAGCGCACGTTGTGATTCGTCGAGCCACCACTGACCAGACTTAGCTGTGCGCATACGATCATCGTTTAGATCTGAAAGAGAAATGAGAGCAGAACGACGAACGCCACCCACAACAACAATATCAGCAATTTTACATACAATGTCATGGCACTCCAATGTGTTTAGTCGACGACCAGCGGCCTTCTTGAAGATATCAATACAGAACTTGAATAGAGCATCGAGCGGCTCTGGACCAGATGCGCGCCCACCAAAAGTTTTGAGTGGAGTTCCAGCAGGACGAACCTTTGACATATCCCACTTAGGAACCTGTCCAGAGTAAAGAAGATGAATGAGTTCTTTGAGAGCTTTGGCCCAACCGAGCTTAGAGTCGGCGACCATGATAGTTGTATCTGAAGGATAGAACGACTCTGCGATGAGAGGAAGCTGCTCTACGTCTTTTGATTCGACAGAAAAACCTACGCCAGTACCATTCATAAGAATGTAAAGAATCTCGTCGAATGAACGTGGACTGTTGACAGCAACATACGAGCAGTTGTATGCAGCAACGTTTTCGCGCTTGAGCGCGTCACCAGCAGTCATAACGCAACGCATCGAAGGCATTACTTTCTGCGACAGAACTGCATCTTCAAGTTCCTTACGATATGTCTTGATATCGTAGTTGTGCTGTTCCTTCAGATGACCTTCGAAGAAATCAAAGAAACGGCCGATAGTTTCTTCCCAGTTTTCTCTACGACCCTCGTCCCATAAAAATCTTGAATAGCGCGAAAGATGAATGAACTGTTGATAGAGGGTTGGTAGAGAATTAGACATTAGTTACTCCGTTTCTTCTTGTTCGGACAATACAATACCGTTCACAGACATTGCGTCTGTGTTAACATTTCTTCCAGTCTCGGATGGCCAGCTTAAGAGCGAGACCCTTAAACGTGGATTTATTTAGTAGATACTCAATTTCAGAAACACTACATCCTGATAAAATTGCATCATTAATATCTTTATAAATCCAGTTTGAATTCCACACAACCATAGTATAACCACGTTGAACATATGATTCAACACGCTTCACAACTTGTTTGTTTCGCGGTTGATTATCGAATACCAGAACTACGCTTTCGCCGTTCAAGCTATATAGTGCTCTTTGAAAGTCCGTTCCACCAGCAGCAATAGCATTATCAAGGAACATACTGTCGATAGGACCTTCCACGACGTATATAGTTTTGCCACGTTTTACACGATCCAAACCATAAATCAATGGATCATCTGTGATACGAACAGTTGCATATCGCAAGGATGAGTTGCCCATAGCGCGACCTGTAACGCCAGTGAGCAACCCATCCTCGCGTCGAAACGGAATTACCAATCGTTCGTCTGATGCCAGACGCCCCTCATAGATTGGATTCAGCGTTTCGAGTTCTTTAAAATCTCGCGCATAGTAAAGATCATTCCAACGTTCTTTTGGAATTTGGCGCGCTTTGACATACTCCACGGCACGATGATGTGCAGGAAGTTTATCGAGACGAAAGAGCATCTCGTCAAGAATGATTGGTGGGCGTTCAACTTCCGTTTTAGGAATGATGAACGTATCCAATTCTGTATTGGCTGAAACGCGATCTTTATATGACTCTAGTCTGTACGACTTGGCCAGACCAGGATCAACGAGCTCAATAAGTTTACCAAGATTAGTACCGACATCGCAGTTATGACACTTGTAAATGAGGCCGCCTGATTTCTCAAACAGATAGCCTCTCGCCTTCAATTTGTTCTTCTGTGAATCGCCACAGAAAGGACAGCGGAAATTATAAACTCGCTCAGACTTCCGCTTGAACAGCAGAAGTTTGTGCGAAATCATCTGTGCATATTTGTGATCAGTGATAGTAGACATAAATTCATTATAATCAGCTCAAGGAAAATTGTCAAGACTATTTCTGCTCTTGTTTGTAATATTCTTTGTAGGCTGCAATCACGGCGTTCTGCTGCTGAATGTGCTTACGCAGTTCAGCAACGTTCATAGAAAGCGCCTGATAGCCCTGTGAGGTGAGAGCGAAAAGAACAACATCACCCTTACCGCTGAGTTCCTGTGCCTTTGCAGCATAGTTTTCAGGAGTAATGATAATCCATTTCATTTCCGCTTGGTTGATGGGCATAGTTGGAGGTAGAATCAGTTCAGCTCTTTCAACAAGAACTGGCTTATCAAAAACCTTGGTAGTTTCATCGCACCCAGCTAGGAACAGGGCGCATAACGCAGCAATAGCAACTCTCATTGTGCTGGCTCCTTCTTAGGCAACTGAGCCTGAATAAAGTCATTACATATTGTATTCCTTACTCTACCGCTTTGTTCGTCAGCTGTCAAGGGTGCACCTGTAACTAATTCATTGCAACGTAGAGCATCTCTTGTTCCGCGATTGACGCGAACTTCAGTTTCTGAAGGCGGAGCTTTTGCAAGATTATCTAGTCGCGACATCTTACGGCTAAGAGCGTTGACTTCGTTCTGTGCTTGCTGAGCTTTCGCTGCAACTTCTATGTTGATAGCCTGCATCTTCTTCATATCAGCTTGCTGCTGTTCCATGACCATCTTCTGTTGTGTGATCACGCCTTCCATACGCTGCTGAACTTCAGCCGCTGCTTCTAACTTACCCTGTAGAGCTTCGATGTAGAAGTATCCGCCAGATATGACAGAAAAGAGAATAGCTGCAATCGCAATCTTAATACCCAAACCCATTTTCTTATCCTTTATGTTTGAAGAACTGGACTTGACGCTCTCTTCTCTCTGCGCCCGCGCGCGAAGGATACGTTCCGAGGTTTTTTCCTGTTTTCTTCGAGACAAGGCGGAATCCACCGTCTGTTTTAACAATATGCTCGCGTTGGACTTGTTCACTGGATCCATCACTACCACCACCTGATGCGCTTGTTCTGCTTACCGCAGGAACTTTCTTCTTTAGTATTTTATAATAAACTTTTTTCATTGGAGGATTCTGAAGCTGTTCATTGACGTTTTTTCTGCGCATGATAGCTTTGAATAATATGGGCTGACCATACTTCTTGAGTTTACCTTTAGCACCAATGCGAGGTTGGCGCTTGCTCCAATGAACATCTGATGTGCTAGTAGCTGGACCAGCGTGATTAGCGGGAGGACCGCCTTCGTCTTCGTTAAGATTACTCATCAGATTTTCCTCAAAACGTCGATTACTCGCATATCCATAACGACTTCGTTAGATCTAATCGTGTAATTATCAGAACCAATGTTTTCTATAAGATCGGGCCAGTAGTTCAATAACATAAGAAAAGGTTTAAGAATGTGAAGTTGATCGTATAACTTAAACGCAAGCATCCGCGTCAAAGCCTTATGCTCAAACACATTATATAAAACCATCAAATGGTTTATGATCAATCGTTCTTTAAGCTCTCCATGTTTTTCATAACGACCAAAAAGCCTACGAAGATTTTTGATTCTACTCAAATCGTCAAGGAACTCTTGCTCATCAACACATGGATTCAAGTAATGATGTGCTGCATAAAGAAAAAAATTGTTATCGTCCAACTTACCCTTCATTTCAATTTTTAATTTCCTTAGCGGCCTCCACGATGTCCTTGTTGGTCGCTTCTGCCTTAATGAAAAAGCGTGCTGTCATCGACAACACGCCCCATGCTACAAATCCGATAAATGCTCCAGCTGCGATAAGATGATCAGTAGATGTAGATGTATCGAGTAACTCGCAAACAACTGGAGAAAATATAATTGCTGATCCTGTGCAGATGCTACCTCGTAAGGTAGCATCTAGTATTGTTTTTGGTTTCATGAAAGCGAACATAGCCAATCCACTAAACATTCCGCCTAAAGCAGACGCAATTTTAGGTGCGATATAGGAAGTTGCTGCTTCAATCGACATCAGAACGTGCTCAGCAATACGCGCTTGATTGTTGTTGCATTCACTGCAATATACATGTATGTGTTTGTGAAACGTAGTTCACCAACAGCCATACCAACTGATGTTGCATTGTTTGATCCAGGAGTTGCACCAAACGTAATCTTTACTGTGTTAGCAGTCAGCGTTTTCGTAACATTTACGTTTGAAGCGAACTGTGCGCGATTACCGCTCACAGTTACGTTAGCACTGAATACTGTATTTGATGGAACAGTACCGAAGAAGTTTTTTACAGTCATCTTCTTCGATACTGGTGTTCCATTAGGATCATCAACGATCATCAGCAGATCTGGAGCCGCTGTGGTCGTCAATGCTGTAAGCTGTGATACTTTCTTGTCAGCCATTTAGCGACTCCAAATCTATTACACGCCGCGTGGCGATACTGTGAAGTTAACGATACGGCTACCCCAACCATTGTTCAGTCCGTTAGCAACTGC